GAAATTTTATTTTAATTTTAACTTTGATTTTAATTTTAATTTTAATTTTAATTCTAACTTTGATTTTATTATATATAAACTATATATATATATTTACTAGATTATATAATCCACAAAATAAATAAATAAATTATATAGCTATATAGTTATATAAATAAATCTATATTTATTTATATAACTACATAAATATATAATTTGTCTATATGAATATATAATTACTTAATTAAATATTTAATGTGTATAATTATATAAATAATGATATAAAATAAATATAATTAATTATTTACATAATTATACTTTATTATTTATTTGTATAAATAATTTTAAAAATTTTTACTCTATATAATATATATATATAGTATATATAGTATATATAGTATATATAGTATATATAGTATATATAGTATATATATGAAAATAGTTTTTGACTTTTTTAAAAAATTTCAAAATGTCCGAAAATTGATGGATTACTTGAACGAGTTCTAATAATCCACAAAATATTTTTTTATTCTTGCATAGATATAAAAATTATATTATATTATATCTAATTACCCTATTATCAATTAATATTAAAATGTGCATAGTGGATTACTTGAACGAGTTCAAATAATCCCAAAAAAATAGTAAGAGTGAATCATTTGAACTAGGAGGATTCATGAAATTCAAGTTAAAAATCAATTATAAAGAACCTACCACCTACATAGACTTCTTAACCCTTACCATGTTAGTTTGGTATGATATATATACCAATAGATATACTAGTAAGACCTATTCTAAGTATTATCAATATATTTCAAATATGTTTAATGGTTGTCCTTTATGCCAATATCATAAGGTAGATAGTTCTATAACTGCCATAAAAAGGTGTTGTAATTGTATATTAGATAGTTGTTATGATAACAATTCTATATGTCAAAAATATCATAAGGTAGATAGTTCTATAACTACCATAAAAAGGTGTTGTAATTGTATATTAGATAGTTGTTATGATAACAATTCTATATATCAAAAATGGACAGATATTCTTCATAATTATAATTATAATCGTTATGCAAAAGAGATATATGAAATATGTTTTAAAGAATTAAAAAACCAAATAAGATTAGTGAAAAAGAATACTAGTATAAATAATCCACTTAATAAATAAAAGGAATAATTTATGCTTTGTAATTTTATAAGAAAAAAGAATTATAATGATGGAGATTCATTTATTATAAAGAAGGAGGTAAAATAAATAACAATACCACCAATTAATTAATTTAACACATGAGTAGAGTTTTAATTTAACCAAACCAAATGTATTTATTTATTGAAAAGTATTTTATTTTTTATTAGGAGAATTACATTATGTCAAATGAAAAAACTAAACCATTCACTAACTACAAGATGATTACACTGCCGATAAAGGATATTCAATATTCAGAGGATTCCCTGCGGACACATAATATTGAAGATGAGAATATTCAAATCCTCATGGAAGATATAAACCAGCGTGGATTACTTAATGTACCTACAGTTACACTCAAAAACGGCAAATATATAGTGGTTGATGGTGCCCGTAGAATTACGGCAATGAAAGAATTAGTTGAACAGGGAAAATTTCCTGAAAAATATAACTTCCAACTTAAGGAAGAGATGAGTCCGGTTGACGTTCTGACCAGCCAAATTGCCGGTAATTTTCAAATTCATAAAACCACCAGTCGTCAATATATTGAGGCTTTATATAAAGTAGCCACAGAAGGAAAATATACAATTGACGAATTGTCGAAATTAGCAGGTATAGGTAAACAACACATGTTTAAACTGTTCAAAACTCTTCATTTACCGGAAGAGATTACGAAAATGGCAGAAACAGGTAAAGTATCAATTGCAAATCTTATTGCACTCGCAGACCTGAAACAACTTCCAGTAGAAGATCTAAAACTTTGGGTTGAAAAGGCTGCTGTAACAAATGCAAAGCAATTTGCAATAGACGTAACGAGTGAGTTAGACAACCTACGTGCAGCGGCTCGTGGAATTGTGAAAGAAAAAGTATTTGAACTTACTCCTAAACTCTTATCAAAGGAAGAAATTCTGGCTAAACTAATAAAGTCGGAACAGGAGTTCTTTGGGGACAAGAAAAATAAAGTTCTTGAAACTCGATACAATATCATGCAAGAACTTTTCCAGATCGATGACCAATCGGCAAGAATCCGTAAAAACGCATTTGACAATGCAGAAAGGGAAAAAGAACTTAAACAGAAAGCACGCAAAGAAAGTCGTGAAGCCGACAAATTGGAAAAGTGGAGGGCAGCACTAGTACAAAAGAATTATAAAGTAGAAGCTCCAAAAAAATAATTACCGTGGATCACTTAAATTAGATAGAGGTAACTATGAAACATGAAAATGAAAAATATGATGATAGGATTGTAGATGTAGATGAAATAATACCAGAAGATGAACCTGTATTTCTTATTAGAGGACAAGATATTTTAGGAGGAGATGTAGTAAGACATTATGCAATATTATTAGAAACTATATCACGTCAACATCATATTGATAACACTAAAAAAGTTCATTCACTTCGAGAACATGCGAGGAGAATGGATAATTGGTCAAAACATAAAATACCAGATTAAAGGAATCTATTGTGAAAAAAAATATTACAAAAAGTGTAAGTACTATATCCAATGGAGATAATAGTAATCTTTTATCACCCAATGCTCGTAAAAATTTACCTATGCTGGTGGAAAATACCTTTGTATCACCACTTAAGGTCACTTATAAAACCAGTGACCATTTTGCAGAAGGTAAAGCTAAATTAGGAGATTTTTTTCTAGAGGATGTATCGTTGGGCTCATCAATAGAAGCAGTGGCTTTAGCTTATAACTATCAAGTTATGGCTTTAGATCATGAAACTAAAGAATTTAAAGAATCTCTCATATTACCTGAGTCAGATATTCCTTTCAGGGATAGAACTGAATATAAGAATTTTGTACAAAAACATGCAGGTGAGGATATTGCGGATGGAATAAATGTTCTTGTATATTTACCCAATATTCAGAAATTCGGTAGTTTGTTTGCTAAAAAGAAGTTATTGAAAGGAGGACTCAAGTTATTGGAATTGTCCAATAAAACTACTATTTGTATTATAAAAACAGTAGAAAAAACATGGGCAAAAAATGTATGGTATGTGTTGGATGTAACTCCAACACCCAATAAAGTAAAAGAGATAGAAAAACTTGAAGATCAGTTAAAGATTTTCAACAACCAACAGGTTTTTGAAGATGTTAAAACAGAAGAAAGACAAAGATAACCTAGTTTAATTAATCCATTAACCAATTACCAATCCCCGTAAATGGGGATTGGTAATTTTGAATTTAAAATTTAAAAATTGAGTAGTAAAATGATTAAATTAATTTCAATTCCTACCATAAATATTTCATTAACACCATTAAATTTACAACCACCAACAGAACATAATACCGGTGGTCATAAATTAATTCTGAATGATGAGATAATTTATACTTATTCCCCAATAGACCTCACTATATGTGGACTTACCTCTATATATTTAAAACAAAATAATATTTCCGATTTATCAAAATGGTTTATTCAGAATCCCTACAGGATTGCTGAATCATGGATTACTTGTACTACTACTATCAACAAAGCTAATAGCTTTATTGATAGTGTTATAACCACATTAACTATTAGTGGTTGGAAAATTTTAACTAAGACTAATAGTATTTTATTAGGATTGTTTATAAATAATGCCCCTTTTACCTTCAGAGACTAGGAGTTAGTCATGAGAAAAATAATAAATGGACAAGAGTATGATTTAGCGCCTTATGCAAACTTATCTAATGCAAACTTATCTAATGCAAACTTATCTAATGCAGACTTATTTAATGCAAATTTATTTAATGCAAACTTATCTAATGCAAACTTATCTAATGCAGACTTATCTAATGCAAACTTATCTTATGCAGACCTATCTAATGCAGACCTATCTAATGCAAGCTTATCTTATGCAAATTTATTTAATGCAAACTTATCTAATGCAGACTTATCTAATGCAAGCTTATCTTATGCAAATTTATTTAATGCAAACTTATCTAAAGCAAATTTATTTAAAGCAATATACCAAATTTCACAGTTATTACATAATATTCAGTGGGGAATATTAAGTAAGGACTTAACATTAGAGTTGATGAGGCGAGATGCAATAATATGTGGAGGAGAAAAAATGCAAGACTGGATAAATAATAATAATATATGCCCATTTAATGATAATATAAAAAGAGATTTTTATTTTAATGAAAATAAAGATATATATATATCAGGAAAACCACAATTAAATGACCTAGAGTTATTTAAGGCATTATGCAAAGAAAAAAATATAACTATAACAATATAGAGGTAATTATGCAAAATTATTTTTATTTTGATGGTAAAAAAATACCAGTAAATATTTCAGAGTCAGACTCTGAAATATTTTTATCTTTTCCATATTTCAAGGAATTAATTGAAGAAATAAAAGAATCAACTGATCTTAGAAGGTATATAAAAGAATCTAAAACATGGGCATTAGGTAAAACTCGTAGAAATTATTGGTTATTATCAATTTTATTAGGAGTAAATCCTTATTGTAAATATGATAAAAATAAAGCCAATTTAACACAATCTAAATTAGATAAAGTAATCCACTACATAAATAATTTAAACCCCCCACTCTATAAACATCAACCAGATATGTTCTTAAATGCTTTTACAAAAAAACAATGGATATGTGCAGGAGAGATGAGAACAGGAAAAACTAGACCTATACTGGAATTATTAAAATATCTTAATATAAATAATGCTTGGTGGGTAGCACCTGGATCAGCATTACGAGGATTACAACTAGAATTACAAAAATGGAATTTTCCACTTGAAATAAAACTATTTTCTTATAATAGTTTCAGAACAATTATAAATTATCTACCTGATATAAAATTACTTAATAAAGATTTTATTAAAGAAAATAAAATTGAAATTCCTAATTTTATAGTCTTTGACGAATCTCAAAAACTTAAAAACACTACAGCTAAACAAAGTCAAATGGCTAAAGATTTATCGGATATACAAGAAAAGGTATATGGTGAAAATAGATGGTTAATTCTTTTATCAGGAACACCATCGCCAAAAGATCCTTCTGATTGGTGGAATCAAACTGAAATAGTATGCCCTGGATATTTACGGGAAGGTCATGTATTATTATTTAAGAAAAGATTAGCAAATATGGTGGAAGATATTAATTTCTTTACTAGAAATAAATTCTGGAAATTAGAATCTTGGAAGATAGATGAAATAGAAAAACTAAAAAATGTTTTAAGTGGTTTAGTTAGTGTTTATTTCAAGAAAGATTGTTTTGATTTGCCAGAAAAAATCTATACCAATATAGAAATGGATATTTCTATAGAATACAGAAATATGGCTAATATGATAAGACAAAAAGAATCTAGAGCAATAACATTACAACAAAAATTACGTCAACTATCAGATGGATTTTTGTACATAAATACTCCAGATAAGATAACCGCTAAACAAGTTCAAACAATCCACTACTTTAAAGATTGCCCTAAAGATGAACAACTTAAGTTAGATTTAGAGGAATATGGAGATATTGGTCGTATTATTATATATGCGGGATTCACTGCTTCAATTAATAAAATCTCTAATATTTGTTTAGAAAATAATTGGATAGTATTAAAGGTAAATAAAGACGGTATGCAAGCATTAGGAACCCATCTATCCAATGAAACTTTATTAAAGGAAATGGATAGATCAAAACAAACAATGGATACAACTATTCCTAATTTTATAGAGAAATTAGCCTTTGTTGCTCAATCTAGCGTAGTAACAGGATTGGAATTATCTGCATCTCCAGTTATAATTTATTATTCTAATGATGATAATGGCGCGGCTAGGATGCAGTCAGAAGATAGGCCACACTCGAATAATATGGATAAAGAACGTGGATTAGAAATTAGAGATTATTTTCATTTACCTATAGATAAATTAGTTCTAGATAGACACAGAAAAAAACAATCACTTCAAGCAATAACGCTTGGTGATATTGATAAAATAATGAATTTTACAAAGGAGGTATCCAATGAGTAATTTAATTTTGAGTGAGAAATTAAATGAACCTAATAGCAAAGAATATTTAAAGATGGCAGCATGCTTATTATCGCAAAAAAATAATTGTATCTATAAATATGGTGGATTTTATAATGATAAATCAGGACTTAAATTAATATTTACAAGGGAAGGGGGTGAAGGTATTTTAATGACTATGACTGAAATTAAACAAATGATAAATACAACAATAGATGAAATATTAACTACTACAAAGGAAATATAATTTATGCTCCATAAAAATTTAATCAAATTTCAAACAGGAGGCGTTTATGTCACCCTAGATTCAAGACTTAATTTTGGTACTTATGTTGGTGAAACAATTGAATTTATATTAAGTATAGATTCAAAATACATAATTCAATTATATAGGTCTGGAAAATTAAAACCAGACGAAAAATTAAAAATAATTATTCAAAAAACAATTAAAGAAATTGAGGAACATTATGGAAATAGGAAAAATTTTTAATGGTATAAAGTTTACTATAGATCAACCTATACGTAATTTACAAAATCTATTTGATATCAATAAATACTTAGAGATATATTATGAAAATTCTTGTAAAATTAGGATATATTATAAAGGAGTAGTGATAGCTAGATTTAATCAAAAATTTTACACTAGCATTTGGGAACTTGAATTAGAGCCTACTACTTTTTTGGATAGAAATATATATGTATTTAAAACTTATAATAAACTATTCAAGAGTTTAATTCATAATGATAGATTTTATATTAAATTTTTAAATAACCAATGGATTTTATTTAAAGAATAAGAAAGAGTAAATATGAAAATATCACCTACAATAATAAATCAATTAAAAAAAGAAAATTCTACTTGGAATAGAAACAAACGTAGAAAATGGTTAAAGAAACATGGGAAAAAAGTACAACAAGAATATTTGAATGGATTACTTAAACTAACTACTAAAAGTAGTAAGGAGTAAATTATGAATAATGACTTTATTTATTATGTAGATACTGAATCTTGTGGATTTTTTTCACCCACTATATTAATACAATATTATAAAGAACCCTATAAGACTGCTATTAATGTACCAATACCTATAGAGAGCGTAAAAATCCATAACATTTTTAATGAAAAAGTAAAAGATACAATAGAGTTAATTGAGGATATTTGTAATAACCATATTATTGGTTTTAACTTGACCCATGATTGGTATCATTTATCAAGAACATATAATACCTTTAAATTATTACCTCAACAGAAAATACCAGACCCATTAGATATTTTAGACATAGAAGATACAAATATAGCACATACATCTTATTGTTTAAAACCACAAGGTGCATTAGACTTAATGGTATATGGTCGTGAACATGAACTACAAGCCACAATGAAACAAAAACCTATAATCATAAGGAGAGTACCTAAAATTTTATCTGAACCATTAATCAAATATTTACAACAAACAGTACAAATTCCTAAATTATATTTTGCAAAACAAGAAGGTGAAAGTGTTTGGCAGATTAAAGAACTTAAAAATGGAACAACTAAAGAAATAACACCACAAGAAAAAAACAATTTAGAAAAATTCAATATAATAGTTGATCCTAACTTTGTAAATATAAAATTAATATTTCATCCTAGTACAGGATTAAAACCAATAATGAAATATCTATTAAACAAGACTGATACTGAAAGTCTAATTGATTTCTTGCCATTAAAAAAGCCTAAAGAATATTCCTGGTATCCAAGTGCAGGTTTATGGTTAGATGTAATATATGATCATATATGGGCATGGACACACGATAAGAGAAGATTAAAATATGCAGCCAATGACGTAGTTTATTTAAAAGATTTATTTATTCATTTTAAATCACCTTATGATTCTATTGGTGAATATAATAGTATGTTAGCATGTCTATCTGGAGCCCTACACTGGCATGGATTTGAAATAAACATAACAGAGTTATCTAATCAGATAAAAGAACAAGAAGAAATAGTAAATACTTCCAGTACTGAAATTAATTTTAATGCGCCAAAACAGGTAATTGAGTATCTTATCCATGTTGCTAACAATTTTGAAAAAGTTATGATTACAAGTTCAGATGTTGATACTTTAAATAACTTATTAAATAATGGATCACCTGAACTAGTTAAAAGGGTAAAAGTGGTTTTAGAGGGTAGAAGAGCTTATAAAAAGTTAGAATTACTTAAAAAACTAAAAGCTAGCAAACGACTTTATGTAGTCTTTAAAACTACTGGAACAAAATCTAATAGAAAATCAGGCGGTCAAGATTCAGATACTCCAATAAAAGGTGGATCAATTAATCCTCAAGGTATTCCAAAAGGAGAGATTAGGAAGATATTTACTTTTGCGCCATCTAATATGAAATTAGATGGGGGAGATTTTGATGGATTTGAAGTATCTATTGCAGAAGCAATATATAAAGACCCTACATTAAGAAGTGAACTTCTATCTGGGAAATCTGTACATGCATTATGGGGAAGTTTTGTTTATAATCTACCTTATGAAAAAATTATTGCTACTAAAGGAATACCACAAACAGAACCCAATGGATACTATGAACGTGCCAAAGAATCATTTTTTGCTAGATTATATTTAGCAGAAGCAATCACACTATCAAAAACTTTATTATTAAGTACTGAAGAAATAGATAAGGCTATAAAAGAATTTAATAATAAATACTCTAATATCAAAACACACAATGAAAGGGTATATCAAGATTTTGCAGCTTTATCACAACCAACACCTTATGGGGAAGTTATCTGGAAAGAACCCAAAACCTATGCTGAATCTTTTTTAGGATTTAAAAGATATTTTACATTAGAATATTCTATAATAAAGGCTCTTTATACTCTGGCATGTGACCCTCCACTAGAATTTAAAAAATTAAAAATACAAGTAAAACGTAGGGAAAGAGTCCAAACAATAGGAGGTGCCTTACAATCAGCATTATTTGGTGCAGCCTTTGGATTACAATCCTCTGTTATAAGAGCAGCGGGTAACCATGAAATACAATCCCCAGGAGGGGAAATAACAAAAAGATTAGAGTATGCGTTATGGGAATTACAACCACCTGGAATTAATGAATGGGAGTTATTGCTATTTAATATGCATGATGAGATATTATGTCCCAATAAAATTAATACCAGAGTCCAAACTGTTGTGCATGAATATATTAATAAATATAAAAAACAAATTCCATTATTGGCCATGACATGGAAACAGAATATGGAATCATGGGCCAATAAATAGTGGATTACTTAAAGGAGTTATATGCAACTGAATACAATATACTGTGGAGATTGCTTAAGTATACTTCCAAATATACCAGATAATTATATTGACTTAATTGTCACAAGCCCGCCTTACAATATTGGAATAGAATATGATGGTTATAGTGATAAAAAACCGTGGAAGTTATATTATGAATGGTGTTCTAAATGGCTCAAAGAATGCTATCGTGTTCTTAAACCGGATGGAAGAATGTCATTAAACCATTATTTATCACTAGGTAATTCTAAGCACAGAGAGACACCCCTGTTTAATTTAAATGGCATTGCTTTGTCTATTGGTTTTAAACACCATTCCTGTGCTATATGGACTGATCCAACATTAACAAAAAGAACAGCATGGGGTAGCTGGCTGTCAGCAAGTTCACCATATATTAATTCGCCATTTGAAGGGGTATTGATACTATTTAAAGAAAGGTGGAAAAAAGATAAAAAAGGCATTAGTGATATCTCAAAAAAAGATTTCATAGCCCTTACACATGGGATTTGGAATATCAAAACAGAAACTAAAGGATTAACACCAGCAAATTTTAGTATTGATTTTGCTGAAAAAAATATTAAATTGTTATCTTACGTTAATGATATTATACTTGACCCTTTTTCTGGTTCAGGAACAGTAGCAATAACCAGTATCAAAACTAAAAGAAGATTTATAGGAATAGAACAAAGTGAAAAATATTGTAAAATAGCCCAAATGGGTATTAATGGATTACTTAAACTAATTACACCACCACAGGTGGAAAAAGGAGAATTTTATGAATAAATACGATTTAATAAAAGAACCATTGGTAGCGAATTATATATCTGGATTAACTGTTGGAGATTTAGCACTCAAATATAAAATAAAAACCGCTAATGTATATTATATTCTAAGAAAATACTATAAAATAATAAGACCACGAGAAAAAATAAATGAATACAATATATTAAAATTATATAAATTATACAAATTCGGATATAAATTAGATTACCTGTCTGATATATATAAAATAAGCAGATCAAGATTATATAGGTTATTAAATTCCGTAGAAATATCAAATAAAACAAAAGAAACCATAATATCATTACATAATTTAAAATTAACTAATTCACAAATAGCACAACAATTACATTTAACCTCCAATAAAATAAAGGAAATATTGGATAAATACATAATAACCAAACGCGAAAGTATTTTAAAAAATTATAATTTAACGGTAAATGAAGTAAAACAATTAACTAAATAATGGATTACTTAAACTAGGAGAAAAAAAATGTCAAAAGAATTTGGAATGTTGTCTCATTGGTGGAATGGAGACTTTAAAAAGGTAGAAGGTAGATATTGTTCGCGTAAATTAAATGGTTGGAGTGCCCTTTGGGATGGTGGAATTACCAGAGGCTTATTAGCTAAAGATATACCCTGGTATTATAGAGGAAAAGATAAAATGAAATTATCAACAGGTTTATGGTCTTTGGGTAGAAATAATAAACCTAAAGTATTAGAAGCTCCAAATTATTTCTTAGATAATTTACCACAGAGAGTACCTATTCATGGAGAATTATGGTACAATGATAATATTAATATTATCAAAACATATTGTAGTAGAAAAAATATGTCCCACCCAATATGGCATAGTATTAAATTAATTGGATTCAATATTAAACCATATAAGTTATGGGATATAAGAAATTTATTATCACCAACAGATGCATATTCAAGTATAGTATATGATGGCCATCCTTATCGAGAAGTAATAGAATTATTTACCACCCTTAAACCTAATGATAATTTTGAAACCATTCACCCAACCGCCATAAATAATGTAGAAGACTTAATAAATAAACAACAAGAAGCAATAAATAATAAATGGGAAGGATTAATTTTTGCTGACCCCAATGGATTATACGAGTGTAAAAGATCAAGTAATTCACTAAAGTGGAAAGCAAAATATGATTATGAAGGAGTTATAATTGATTACGAAATGGGCAAAACTGGAAAAAACATTGGTAATATAGGATCATTAGTTACCTCTATTATATGGGATGATCAGATATTAGAAATTCATGGAGGAGATAAATCTATGGTAGGACATGAAGTTATCTGTAATATTTCAGGTCTAACGGATCAAGAAAAGAAAATAAATTATATAGAGAAAATATACCCTATAGGAAAAAAAATTAAATTTTCTTTTTTTGGTGTTACAATAAATGGAGTACCGGTATCGGCTAATATTAACAGGGAGTAGTAATGACTACACAAATGTGTGATTTAGTAATGAATTTTTATAATTTAATGGGATGGGTAATGGCATTAATATTATACATAATACTATCAATAGAGAAAAAATTAGTTATAAATTTAAAAAATGATTTAACTTGTATACTATTTACAATATTAATAATGCTAATTTTATTCATGCTAATGATAATTTTTGTGCAATTTATTTTTAGAGTTTTATTAATAATATGAAAACCCAACACGATTTTTTAAGAGAAGCTTGGCAAGAATTAAGCGACATTAGAAGAATAAATACTACAGTACCAGATTTATGGTCACTACTTAGAACAGAATGGAGTGATTTATTTGAATCTTTAATGCGACATAGATTAGTAATGGGTGCATTTAGATATGGTAAATTACATGATAAAGAGAAACCACAATATAATAGAATAAAATCCATTTACCAGAGACTTAAATCTTACCAAAAAACAGGTAATACTGAAATGTTAGTAGATGTTGCTAATTTATGTTTAATGGAATTTGAAGAAGGAAAACATTCTAATAAACATTTTAAAGCAGATAAAATAATCCACGTAGAAAAACTATAATTAAATTAATTAATTAAATTAATGGAGGTAAATTTATGATAGACTTTATAACATTAGGTCCGACTCCAATGGAAGAAAATTGCCAACAAATAGGTTCACCTACTTTTGATAGGTCAAAAGAATCAAAAGAATTAATAGCATATAAACATCAATTAATGAGGATGTTTAAAGATATACCCAATAATTGTAAATTTATAATAAGATCTTTCCAACACGATTTTGGAAGATATAGAGAAGTTTGTATAACCTATTATATTAATGTACCAGAATCAGAAGACTTTGCATTTGAGGTAGAATCTAATTTACCCCTTAATTGGGATGAAGAAGCCTTAAAAGAACTAAACCAATAATAATTAATAAAGGAACTTTATGTCAATACAAAGAGAAGTAGAATTAATAACTAACCCATTTAGAATTCACATGGCTGACTATGGATGGCATACAGAAAAAACTGTAGGAAATCAATTTCAAGAAGGATTTCCAGATACGTATGCTATGCATCATAAATATTCTCCCAGATGGATAGAAATGAAGGTACTAGATGAATATAATCACATAACATTAACACCTGCTCAAAAAGTTAAATTCCCTTTATGGATTTCATGTGGTGTACCTATATATGTAATAGCTGCAAAAGATTTAAGAGGAACACTTAACTATAATTTACGTGAACGATTATATCAAAAATTATTTGAAGAACCTAATGGATTATTTGCACTAAGTCCAAGATTACACCATTTACTTTTATAGGAGCGACTATGGTTATTATGCCGACTGATAATTTATACATGGGCGTAATTAATAAGACATTGGGTGAATTGCAACGTGAGAACGACGCTCTGAGGGCAGAGGTAGAAAAATTAACGGTGTACAACAAATCTAAATTTGTAAACAGGCGTGAAAAAAGGATATTTTATATGGAAAAAGATTTCAGTAAATCATATTCCCATTTCATCTATTTTTTATTTAAAAGATTAACTTTAAAAAGGATATACCATGTTAAAAATTGAAAAATATATACAATACTTATCTCCATCTGCATTAATTACAGCGGAAAATATGCCCAATATGTTTTACCTGAATAGGTTAATTTACAATAAATTACCGAAAGAACCACAAGCTCTCAATGCTGCTGTTGGAAGTGCCTTTGACTATTATATTAAATCAAATTTAATGTTATCAAAATTCCAAGATAAAAAACATATTTTACCAAATCTAAAAAAAGGAATTGAAACTAATCAAGATGAAGCTTTCACCGCTGGTAAAATAGCATTAAATGCTTATACAAACGTAATAGATTTAGATAAATTTACAAATGTAGAATTACACATAATTAGACCAATAGAGGGAATACCAATAATGGGTAAAGCTGATGCTAGTACAAATGATCCACTAGATACAGATACAGATAATATAAATGAATACCCATTTGATTGGAAAGTAATGGGTTATACTAGTACCACTTCTATATCTCCACCTCCTAAATATTTTAGATTATGGGAAAATTCAAGACCACGAGCAGCACATCCAAGATATGTAAAAGATATATCTATATTAGAAATTAATAATTATTGGGCAACCCAATTAACAACCTATGGGTGGTTATTAGGTATACCAATAGGAAAACCATTTCCAGTTTTTATTGATGCAATAATATTTCATAATAAATTTGTAAAAAGTATAGCGCAATATAGAGGTATTGCTACTTCTAAATACCAAGAAATCTTAGTATTAAGGTATAAACAAGTTTGGAATAGTATTATAGATGGGTCATTTATACAAAGATTAGCATCAACCAAAGATGAAGATTTAGTATGGTTAGCTGCTAAAGAAGAAAAATGGTATATGGAAAGCCAATGGGAGGTAAATTTATTATGAAAATATATATTATTGTAAAAGAGTATGGAGTTAGTGGTAGTTCAGATGGTGATACAAATATTTTATATAAGATAATATCTGTATATTTCAATAGGAAGGAAGCTTTAAAAGAACTGGATAAATTAAATAATAGAGTCTCAGATATATACTTTAGTGGATCATTTGTACTACTCACAGAAACAACTAGAGATTTATTAACAATAAAAACTATAATAAACTATATCTTATATTTAATAAAATTATTATTTAAAGGAGATGAATAATGAAAAAATTAAATTTATACTGGAATAAATTCATTAGAGATAAAAAAAATAAAACTAAATTAATTAAAACCACCACTATTGATGATAAACTAGAAATAGAACCGAAATCTTATCACGTAGGAGAAATAATTAAATTAAAAACAAAATTATTTTGGTCAAATACTAGAAATAAAAATTTTATACAATCAATATTTAAAGAGGTAGAATTCAAGATAATAAAAATATACAAAACATATGTATTAGCTAAGATACATTCACACAAAGATATACAAATAAAATTAACTAATGATGCCGAAGTACCTTCAACATATTTATATCATGTACAAAACTCTCTCAGGAATAAACAATTTATTTTTTATAAAAAATCTCTGGAGTAAATTAAATGAAAAAAACAGAAGCCATAAAAAATTTCTTAAAATTTCAAGTTTCACCTATTGCACAATTATATTATGAAAATATGGAAGTTCAAGTTAATGTAGCTAAAGATAATGGTAGACGAATAAAAGGTGAATACTTTGGAAAAACTTGGAGAGGTTTCCAGGATGATAAAACTAAAGAAACTTGGAAATCATTCAGGATACCCTGGCAGGCTGATACAGATAATTCTGAATATATTGATACTGATATAAAATTTGATATAGAAAAACATGTAGAGGGTATTGGCATGACTGGATGGGATTGGAAAAATAAACAATCTTTATGGGTAGGCTATGATTTTGATTCAATAACCAACCATAAAGAAGGCATGTCATTTGAGGAATTAAATGAATTAAAAAATAGAACAACAAATGTAGAATGGATTACTTTACTTCGTTCTACATCAGGTAAAGGAATTCATTTATATTTATTTTTTGATAAACCCTTCCCTATAAAAAATCATAATGAACATGCTGCACTAGCTAGAGCATTACTGTCAATATTATCTATAGAAATAAATTTTAATTTTTATGCTAATGTAGACGCATGTGGTGGTATTTTATGGTGTTATCATAGAAAACAAGAAGGTACAAATGGATTAACATATCTTAGACAAGGAACTCCATTCCCCATCACAAAAATACCTAAAAACTGGTTAGAACATATACCAGTTGTTTTAAGAAATAAAAAGAAAACTCACAGTGGTGATAAAAAATTAGAAAATTTAAGTTCATCTATTAAAAGTTTTCTTTTAGATAATGACCATAATAAAATATTGAAATGGATAAGTAATAATGCTAAATTAGATTGGTGGTGGGATACTGATTATAATATGTTAGTTTGTCATACTTTTGATTTAAGAGATTGTTATAAAGCATTATCTCTTAAAGGGATATTTGAAACAAATAGTTCCGGAACTAGTGTACAAAATTGTTTTGCTTTTCCACTAAAAAATGGAGCTTTTATAGTACGTAGACATGGACATAGAATAGCAGAGGCAAAAACATGGATAACTGATGAACACGGATGGACTAAATGTTATTATAATGCTGAACCAACAATACATGAAGCTGCCATATTTAATGATGGAAAAGAAAATATAAAAGGTGAATATGTATTTACTAATGCAGAACAAGTAACAAAAACTTTAAAATTACTTAATTTAGAATATAATTATCCACCAATATTTACTAATAGATCTACTAAAATTAAAAGTAAGGGAGATAAATTAATAATTTTAATAGAATTATTAGATAAAGACCCTGAACTTATTGAAGGATTTTTAAGAGAAAGAAAATATTGGACAAAGGTATTTTTATATAAAAAAGAATATGAAGAAATAACCCAACAAGATACATTAATAAGACATATTATTAGTAATAAAATAGAGGCAGGATGGTTTATAAATATAAATACTGAATGGGTATCTCATTCAAAAAGTAATGTAGTATCAGTGCTAGTAAGTCAAATGTTAGGATATTCACGCCAAGAAATAGAACAGTTAATTGGAAAAACCATACTTGATCCCTGGATACTAGTTAATAAACCTTTTGAAGATGAATATTTAGGTAATAGACAATGGAATAAAGATGCTGCACAATTTTCAATTAAACCAATACAAGGAAAAGTAGAGTATTGGTGGAGTTTGTTAGAACATTTGGGTAGTGGATTAGATGAAGTAGTTAGAACTAACAAGTGGTGTTTTGAAAATAATATTAATGATGGATCAGATTATTTATTTGCTTGGATAGCTTTTATGCTTCAAAAACCTACAGAACAATTACCCTATTTATTTTTCTTTGGGGAACAAAAAACCGGTAAAAGTACACTCCATGAAGCATTAAGTTTATTATTTAAAAATAGAATAGGTTATACTAGAGCGGATCAAGCACTTAAATCTCAAAGCGGTTTTAATAGTGAATTAAGTAATGCAGTATTATGTGTCATTGAAGAAACTGATTTAAGTAGAAGTAGTTTAGCTTTAAATAGAATGAAAGATTGGGTGACGGGTAAAACCATATCTATTAATACTAAATACCAAAATGTATATGAAATAACAAATTCAACACATTGGATGCAGTGTGCGAATGATGCCAAATATTGTCTAGTATTACCTGGAGACACCAGAATAGTGGTAATAGAGGTAAATAAAATAACAAAAGAAATTCCTAAACATCATCTACTAGAATATTTAGAAGAAGAATCTGCTGCTTTTTTATATGAATTATTGCATTATGAATTACCTGAACCTGAAGGAAGATTAAATTTACCATGTTTAGAGACAGAAATAAAATTAGAAGTAATGGAAGATAATTTTAATCCATTAGAACAATTTATAAAAGAAAAAACATTAAATGCTTGGGGACATTTAATTTCAATAGAGGAATTCCAAACATACTTTCAGATGTGGTTAACTGTTAATCATCCAACAGAAACCTCATTCTGGACACAAAGAAAAACTTCCTTAAAATTTCCTAAAATATCTTCTATTCCAAAAGGATTATATGGGAAAGATAATAAATTAATGTTAGGAAATTTAACTATAAATTTAAATGCTGATTTTAAAGACTTTAAATGGGTATTAAAAGATAGAAGATTAGTACAACAATCTTTAACAGAAAAAGGAGAAATATCAAATGAATAAAATATATGGAGTAGCAATAGATACTGAAACCACAGGTTTAATTGCAGGAACTCATGAAATAATAGAACTAAGTTTAATAATCCACGATGAATTTTTTTTACCATTACATACATTCTCATGTAAAGTAAGACCTATGCGTCCAGAATTAGCTGATCCTAAAGCACTGGAAAAAAACAAATTATCACTAACAGAATTAAAAAAAGAAGCTGTACCAAGTCAAGTAAGAAATGCTCTATGTCAATGGCATGAAGAAGTATTAGAAGGAATCAAATTAATACCACTAGGGCACAATTATAGTTTTGACAAATCTTTCTTACAATTATTTTTAGGGATGCAATACAATAATATATTTAATAGATATTATAGAGATACTGTGATATTAGCACAAGCCTTAAAAGATAAAGGAAAACTAGATATAGAAAATTTATCATTACACAATTTAAGTAAATTTTTTAAATGCAGTGAACAAATACATAGAGCAGAATTTGATGCAAGATTGTGTTTACAGATATATAAAAAATTATTAGATTTAATATAAATAATATTAATGTATACATTAATATTAATGTATACATTAATATTAATGTATACAATATATTAATGTATACAATATATTTATTTTATACTTTCTGTGTTAGTTATTGTCTGTAAATTTACCTTAATTTCCTGTTGTATCTCCTCATATCTAGGCCAAACAATTGGTGGTGTATGCTTTTTACCGCATGGACACTTTGATCCACCAGCCACATCACAGGTCAAAAAACGTTCTATATGAATACCAATTTTACATAATAAATTCATTTTATTCTCCTTTTTGACTATCTTTATTTATTTACTCTGATCTCATTAAAAAAAGTTTATCTGCTATTTCCTGTGGAAGATCTGCAAAATCTTCATTATTTACCATATAGATAGAAACTTTTTCCTTTTCATCTAAAAACTTATTATTTTCATCAATAACTACTTTATGTGTCTCTCTAATAGATTTGTATTCAAGTTCTAACTCTTGCTCTTTACCCTTTACTACTGAAAAAGTTCCATCCGGATTCTTGATACGATATTTATCACGCAATACTGTCAATACCTTATTATAATCAGTCAAAATTTTATTAGAGTGCTCTACGTCGGTTTGGTATAAACTCTTTAAATCTCTAACATTCCTACTTATACTATAAGACATTTTAGACTTGAATATAAGAGCTTTATTATCTATAATTATACCTTTATTACATAATTCCAGCATTTCATAAAATTCTTTAAATTCATCCCTTTTAACTTCAACCTCAACTTTAGCCATAATTTCCTCCTATTTAATATTTATTTAGTGGATTATTTAAACTACATATAATCTATAGATTAATTATAAAATCTCCAAACCTATTTATTTATTACAGCATCTATTTTTCCTTCTAACATTCCTATCTTCAACAATAGTGTTGACATATTTTGGTTTATAGTAACTATACTCTGTTCTAATTTGTCAATTTGCTTTTTACTTTCCAACACCTGTGTATTAATAACTCCCCAACCATAAGTAATAGAACAAAGACATGTTATTAATGTAACCAAATTAATTATTAGTGCCAAATTATTTTTAACTTTTTCCATTATTTACTCCTATTCAATATCTATTTAGTGGATTATTTAAACTACATATAATTTATAGATTAATTATAAAATCTCCAAACATATTTTTTATTCGTTCTATTTTTTCTGGGAACTTCTTCCCATACTCTTGTTCTGATATTAAATCCATCATAATCTGTTCATCCTCTTCATGTTTCCATTTTTGATTTAATCTATCTATTTTTTCATTTAAAAGTTGAATATTCTCAATATGATTAAATTTTTTTGCTTCCTCTAATTTACTTTTAGTCCTATTAATAGATTCATTTATAACATTAAAAGCTTCAAGAATAGCTTGCTTATGACAAGCCATAGCTAACTTAATATAAATTGACATATAACTCCCTTCATTTATGATACATCATAATAATATAATTTATCAGTTCCAGTATCGTAATAAACCGCATATTGAGTGAAGCCTACATCAGTTGTAACAGGTAAATTAGGAAATCGTACATGACCTGTATCTTGTTCTAATACCATAGCTGTTTTTTTGGGGGTACCATCCGCATCCAAAGACCTTACCCAAAAGTCAGAAGAATTAGCACCTTCAAACCCACCATCTTGACCTATTAACATCAATCTCTTATTTGCAGTTGATATAGTTTTATTACAAAATATAATACTATTGGGGCCATTAGTAAATGAATTATCACATTTTGATTCTCCTTCTAAAATCAATCTAGCTTGATATTCAGATGGTGCTAGAATATGCATACCAACAGAACGTGCAGCAAAATCTCCAGCACTAGAACCCACATTATTTAATGGGTCATAACCTGAACCATAATTTGCACCAATAAGAGCTTTTTGTGCTATATATACAAGATCTTTTGCATTTAAGTATCCAGCAATATCACACTCGTGTTGTATATAAATTCCACCACCATGATCTTCAATATACATAGCTAAAGTTCCATTAGTCAAAAATCTTAATGCTTGTTGTCCACCATTAGCACCATAATAACGTGATTCTATTTGCCCAACAATTTCCCATGCACTACTAACTCTTCCAACAAAATCTATACTACCAACAACATCAGCACCAGTTAAATCCGAACCATTTCTATGATGTCTAAGTTGTAAAGCATATCCTACAGCATCAGATGTACTTGTTTCATATCTTGCTTCTGCTGTAGATACACTCATATTGTATCTATAACTTTTAATACTCCCATCAGCATTAATAGGTCTAACAAAAAAATCACCAGTATCAGCATTCCCGCAATCCTGACCTATAATAAACATTCTATTATTAGCTGTTGTCATTGTTGTATTGCAAAAAATAATACTATTTGCTGCATTACGATAACCCTGAGTAGATGCGCTCCCACCTTCCAATATCAATCTAGCATTATATGAAGATGGAGATTTGATATGTAAGCCCGAACTGTATGTATCAAAATCACCCGTTGCAGAACCAACATTCAATAATGGTGCAACCGTCCCAATACCAACATAACCATTGTTCTGGATTTTAACACAAGACGCGTTGAACGCCCCGTCAGTGGCGAAAAAATCCCACCCTCCCGTTGCAAGGGAGCTATTGTTGGTAAATCTTACCGTTCTGTCATTTACTATTGCTTCCGGTATGATTGACATACCAACTGTAGCGTTAGAAATTGCTACAGCGGTTCCGGATGAGATAACAACTTCTAACTTTGCATTCGGTATACACCCAATGCCGACGTTGCCTGTATTAAATCGAAAACCAGTATCGGCATCAAAATCAAGATAACCATCACCTTTACTTGATATGTAAAGTGCGGAATCTCTGAAAATTACTTTTTTGGTTGTTTCCCAAGTATGGTCTGAAGTCCATGTGGGCGCTATACCTTGATCCAATGCAGGAGCAGCATCACTTCTCATAGCTGTAATCATAGCACCATTTTTAACAGTCAATCCTACTGTTACAGATGGATTTGCAAAACCAATGACAGTCATATTAATTAATTCATTTAGAGCCCCCACCAGTGAGGCAGCTGTAAATCCACTATCTAATCCAGTTTCACCAGATTCAGCTAATGATATACCACTACAATATTGATCTTTTAATCCAGAATTAACATATACATAATCATAACCATTTTCATCTCTAGGAGATACTGTATCAGCAGATAATGCTTTCCAAAAAGGATCAGGGGTAACTATACTATCTAACAACTCGTTCAAACAACCCACGATTGAAGAAGCTGTAAACCCTGCATCTAGAGTGGTAACTCCAGATTCACTAATGGGAACTGCACTTCCTAAAAATTGATCTATCAAACCTACTTCAGTATAAATTTCCTCTACTTCTAAATCAGCAAAAACATTACTCTTTCTTATCCAAGAAGATGTAGCTGTATCATAATATTTCTGTATTGATACAACATAACTATCACCATCTGTATCTTTATATGTTATCCATCCTTTACTTTCTTCCCATATACTTTCATTATTAGGATCAGCAGGTGCATCAGTAGTTATACCTCTTTGTTTAGCCTTTAGACTAGACAAAAGAGTAGTTAAATTATTTGGATAAAAAGTTATTTCCCTATCTGCCATATATTACTCCTTTACGTGGATTACTTAAACTAGTTATACATTAGGAAATTCATCAATATCATTTGTAGCAACAGGAACTTCATCATAATCTTCTATTAATGATTGTTCTGGAACTTCTTGTATCCTTAAATCCTCTTCAGACCAATCATACTCAAAAATAACTAATTCACATTCACCCTTTGTCATATAGGGTAACATCTCTTTTTTACCAATAATCAAATAAAGTTTATTAATTATCTCAGGAATACCACCACTTATAGTATTCCATATACCCATATTAAAAAACTCTAATGATAACAAACCTCTAATGGTTAATATTCTAGTAGGTCTCCTATGGTAAAAAGATTTTAAAGTAGCTATCTTAAGTGCTGTTGTTTTTTCATAAATAGTCTTTAAATTCAATTTTATTTTTACATCTGTATTAGTATAAGTTTTAGCAATAATAAAATCTGAAACACACGGAAGTTCACTTGACTTAATATATTTCTGAAATTTATTATTGATATAATCATAATACACATCCATCTCAGTAATAAGATACTCTATCTCTGTAAAATCTTCTTCATAATTTAATTTATTTTTGTCATAAATTATATCATGTAATGTTATATCAGGATAAGAGATACTGAGTATTGGAGGATTAATAGCTACTATAAATATCTTACCGAGATTATTTTCATATACAATTAAACCATGTTCTTTAGCTATCATATCTACTAATGATACTAATTTAATTTCATTCTCAACTAATACTCTAGCTCTCCAATCTGATCTATCAGATATAGCTCTAGTGAAACTATCTGTATCTAATTCCATTTGTGGACAATATATTTCAAATAACCTTTTTATTATATATGCCGGATTTCCATTATTGATATTTGTTTTTTCTATTATCTTTAGTTTCTTAGTAACTTGGTCTGACCATATATAACAATTACCATTTTCAATTAATATCTTTCCTACATCAAGTAATCCATTTGGTATATAATCTAAATCCCCTCCAAACCCATAAGTTTCTACTTTACTAACGGAGGGATAAACTTTACCTGTATCAAATAAAGTATATGCGTTTTCAACTAAATATCCAGCACCATAAGTATGGTGAGAAAAATGTGTATGTAGTAAATCAAATCCAACATTGGGTTTAATATAAATAAAACCAAAATATTTTAAATCATCATCAGATAATATTAACATTTGGTGTTCTTTAAGATAGGGATTCATCATATTCCCTAACTGTGACCAACATATCTTACAGTTAGTTCCTACATCATAGGTTTCCTTTGGACTATCAAAAATACTTTTAGGTATGACTTTTGCATAGATATCCATATCTTTAAGTTGTGATTTTATAATCACATTGAGTGTAGGTAAAGATAGTGTAAACCAACTCTTTTTCTTCCAGAAGGAACTAGAATTAAATCTAAGAAAGAAATTAGTTTCTTTTAATTCATCATAGTCTTTTATATTACTATACTGATCTCTACCTAAAATCCAATCAGAATACCGTTTATTATAAATAGGATTAGCTGATACTCCTATTTCTGCAGACCATTCCCATGACATATCTAAATCAAATATATACTTACCCTGAGTAAAAGCATTATTATCCCAATTACATTGATAAAACGCTATAAATCTACTAAGTTCAGTTGAAACAAAAGTGAGATCACCACACCTTCTCTTACCAAATTGTTGTCTAAATTCAGTATCTACTGTAGCATCTTCTTTTGGATTTAAAGCAAGTGCTATTGAAACTCTTAAATAGTCTAAAAGAGTTTCATTTTTATCTAAACCACATGAAGCTTCCCCCGTCATAAAAATTTTATATAAATCCCCAGATAAATCAGGTAAATTAAAATCTAATCCTATATACCCAACTGGATCATGCTCACCTGCTAATAACCCCCTACCAGCTTCATTTTTTATAGATAATGATTGTTTTCCATTTAAAAATTTATTAAAATCAGAAAATATATAATCTTTAGAAGGAGTAACAGTATTTAAAGATTGTAATTTCCTTTCTAGTGTATAAAATATTTGTTCATTACTTTCAGACATTAAAGTAATTGGAGTATTAATAAGATGTGAACTAGGAGAAGTGCCATTCCAACCACGTATAACCCATACTAAAGAATTCAGTGGGTTATTTAAAGCACTTTCCATAGTTGGTTCAGCTGAATCTTTCTCTGTATAGATAACTAACATTTCCTCATTATCTACTTTTATTATTAATCCTCTAGGGGGAATAGTTTGAAATGCCTTTATACCATAATCTGTTCTTTTTTGTATAAAGTCCTTTAATTCTTGAGCAATCCAATTTCCAGTGCCCCCAAATCTACTATATCCTAAAGCATCAATTTCCTTTTCTAAAGGATTAACAACTTCTCCTATGATTCTATAATCAACTTTAAATTCCTGTTTACCTATTCCAAAATAAATATATGGATTATAAACATTACCACCAAAATTATATGCGCCATCATCAATTATAGCAGTAATATAACCATATATACACTCCCAACCACATTTAAAAAAGTAAATAACTGTAGTTACAGAATCTATAGTTACAGATTCTGTTCTAGAATATATTAACTTATTATTAGGAATAATAGGAGTTCCACCACCAACCCTATTTAAATGGAATATACAAGGTTCATTTGCAGCAGGCATATAACTAATACTAGTAAAAACAATTCCTATTTCCCAATGTCCATTAATAGTTAATTTAGTATTACTATCACCAATAGCATTTATAAGTCTAAGACTAGTTGATTGCGCTGTATTAAAGGTTATCTCATTATTTATTAAATTATAACCAGTATTAATTTTACAATATACTGGATCATTATCTGAACCCACTTTAACATATAAATCTTTTATAATATAATCTGCACCCTGACTAAATTGTAAAACTGTTTTATTACCCACTTTCTTTTTTACTAGGGGTACAAACATTTCTCCACAATCACCAAAGACTATGGGTTCTGTTTCAACATTTCCTTCAGAGGTTTCTACCTTAGCCCCTCCAACTAATACACTATATGTATCTAATAACCCTTTTACAAAAAATACAATTTCATTTCCCTGTCTATTAATTTTAGGGGAAGAAATTCTTCCAACAAAAATTTGTCTTTCAGTGACAGTACTATTTATATTCTGAATAATTTGTGAATCTATACCAATAAATAAAATAATTTTTCTACCATATAAAGACAATACTTGGGTATTAGTTATATCCCCACCCATACTTCCATTATTTTTAATAATGGAAAAAGAAAAATCTTTCAGTTTAGACATACCACCTATGCCAGAAGATTCTCCTGCTGCCTTATTTTCCATTAAAGTTTTTATAAAAAAATCAACTTGATTAGATATAGATTCTACACCTATTAATCTTCCAAGAACTAGGTGAAGTGATCCATCAGTGCATGAATCACAAGTGGATATTACAAAAGCACTTTCAGGTGGAATTAATACCTCTCCTGGAAAAGGAGAAACACTACTCCAATCATCACTATCATTTTTATAGATAGCAATGGAAATATGCATTTTAGAACTTGTACCTAGTGGCATAATAATACTCCTTATGATCTGATAAACATAAATGGAAATTTAATATTGTATTGTCCTGGTGCTACTAATTCAAATACTCCCTTATCTGTATTATTATTGTACCAAGCAACAGCAATATCTGAACCTTTACCCATGCCCAAATCAACTTCATCGGGAACAACTATTTGAAAACTATTTAGATGATACACAGCTTTAGTTCTAATCCATGTTCTTAACTCTTCCCCATTAGTATATTCAACAAATTTCATTATAATTTCTCCAGTTACTATATTCTTAGGACTAACATCATAAGTAACTGGAATTCCATCACCAGAGATAACAGAGCTCTGGCCATATCTCTCATCAGAAAAAGAAGTACCATAAATAATGGAACCTACAATTACAGCAGTTCCTCCAGAAGCAACAAAACTTATAGTTACCATTTTGTACTCTCCATTTGTAATCTCTTATACAATCCCCTTTCATAGTCCCTTTGACCTATGAATGTATCTATATAAATAGCTACTGTTTTTGTTCCTTTGAAATTTATATTTTCATCTATTATTTGTTCTACCCTTCTAGCTCCACCTAATGCAGTAAGACGTTTGTTAGGTATAACATATTCACCTCTGTGAACAATACCGGCTTGTTCTTTAGTATCACCATCTCCGGTATAACCTCCGCCAAAATATTCTTTTTGGTTGGCTATCATAGCTATTTGTGCTATACCAACAGCAGCAACAACAGCTGCTAACACAAAAGCAACTGGATTGCCTCCATATTGCCTAAATACATTTGTTACAGCAACAGCGGTGTTGATAGCTGCCTCTATCATAGCCCACGCTTTGCGTTTTTTAGCATATTCTTTTTCTATCTTTTCCTGTTGCTTAGCTAATTTCTCTTTCTCTTTCTGGTATTGCCTATCAATAATTTGTTTCTTATAAAAATTGTTTTGAACAAGACTACTTTCTTTATTATATCTTTCATCAAGTAAAGACATTTCTACCTGATGTTTTTCTTGAAATTTTTGCAATTGAAAGTCATAAATAGAAACCATCATTCCAGAAAACATATCCGCAGCTTCTGCATAAGCATCAAACTGTTCCCATGCAGCATCTATTTCTGCCTGTCTTAATACTGCTTTAGCTTCTGCTATATCCTTATTAGCCACTGCAATATCATCCATTAATTTTAATTCGCTCTCATAGTTCTTAATTAATTTATCTATTATCTCTACTCTCTCTTCTGTTTTTGTATTAATAAGGGTATTCATTGCAATTAATTTTAAATTATCTTCTGTCTCTACAGATAAAGTTGGTATAGCTAATGTTTTCATCAAGTTACCAGTTACAGGCATTTTACTAACTTCTTGTTCAAAACCTGGAGTTAATTTTCCAAGAGATTGTATCTGTGGATTACTTAAACCAGCTATAGTCTCCATTGATTTTGATAATAATTCAAAGGTCTGCAAAGAAAAACCAGCTAAAACTCTAGCGACAGCCTCAGATTTACCCTCTCCAATTAATTCTAAATACTTAATATAAGATTCCCAATAATTTTCAGCATCAGTTTTACCTGTCTGTTTCTCTGGAACTATAACTGGTTTAAAAATAGTATTCAATACATCTTTAATTTTTTGAGCTTCATCCTCTGCATTTCCAAATTTTGTCTGTAATGCTTTTACAAAATCATCACCAAAAAATGCTGCCTGCTTAAAAAATTCAACCTTAAAATTATATAACTTAGCAAATTTATTGATAAGCTTGTCAATATCTTCTTGTTCTCCCCCCCCTAAGTTACCCCAAGGGGTCTCCAACCCCTTCATCACATCTTTATATTCTACTAAAAATTCTTTAGCTGCTTTTATTTGAGTCTCTATTTGTGTTAATCCAGTTCCCCATGTAGCAGATATTTTTGCACGTTCAGCTTCTAATATCTTATTTGTTAGATATTTAAAGGCTTCACCCAATGCAAGTATGGCCAGAGCAGCAGCACTAATAATGGGCATAGCTGCACTCATAGCTACTCCAAAAGTTCCAATAGCGGGAGTTGCACCTATCACAGCTACTTTTAATAAATCAAAATACTTAAATAGTGTAATTAAAATGAATACTTTACCAATTCTGACTATTCCATCTAAATTTTTGATTATTATCTCAAATCCAGATGTAACTAATTGTGCTAATTGATAAGTTAAATATGCTACAGCTTTAGCAAAATTTTCTATACCTTCTGGGTGTTCCCGCATCCACGTTTGAAATTCAATAAATCTTTCTGTTATAGCTCCTATGGATACGCCTAAATCAGTTTGATCTAATATCTCTCCCATTGTTATAAATGTATTAATAAAAACATTTTTTAGAATAAGTAATTGAGGTATCCATGCATCTCTAATAATATTAGCTGCATCAGCTACACTTATAGTACCAAGTCGCTCTTCTAATTTTTTAATTTCAGCAGTAAGTCTACTTAGTGCAAGTGATCCAGTAACTGCTCTTTTATCAAAGGTTTCTAGAAACTCATTAATGGGTACTTTCTGTTCATGCATAGCCCGTAATATTTTAGTGAAAGTTAAACCTTCTTCATTTAAACCCTCTAACACATTTCTTACTTTTTCAGAAGGTTTCATAATATTAAGAAACATATTCTTAAGTGATGTACCTGATAGTGAACCTTTAATGCCAACATTGCCTAATATACCAATCATGGCAGCAGTTTCTTCAAGACCGATATTCATCGTTTTAGCAACAGGTGCTACATATTTCATTGCTTCAGCAAAATCTTCAAAACCAATAGCCGTCATTGATATTGCTCCATGCATAACATTCACAACTCTGCCTATTTCAATTACAGGCAACTCAAAAGATTTAAGAGTCTGAATAGCTACTTCACTAGCAATATCTAAATCGGTAATAGAAGCTGTAGCTAAATTAGCAATATGAGGAATGGCCATTAGTGATTCTTCTGTAGTAAGACCCATTTTAGTAAGATTAAGTACAGCCTGAGCAATGGCAGTGGATGCATGTTCAGTAGTATTACTAATATCTATAGTTTTTAATTTTAAATCATTTAAAGCCTTTCCAGTAGTACCCGTAATACCTTCCACCTGTTTAAAAATTCTATTAAATTCCATTACTTCTTTTCCTGCATTATAAATAGAATTTTTAAGACTATACATAGCTTGAATTAAAATACTAGAAGCAAAAACTTTCTTCATAGTAGTAAACATATTTGATGTGTGCTTATCTAATGTTCTGATATTAGATTGCATATTCTGCAAAACTGGATTACCTCTATCATCTACTCTAATATCTAACATTAAAGGATTACTCATTATTTATCTCCTAATGATTTAAGTTTTCTTTTTGCCAAATATTTTTCATTTAATCGTCTTAAGAAATATATCATAGTCTTCCAAAATTCATAGTGAGTTACTTGAAGTAGTTTAAAATTAAAATCTTGTAAAAAAGAATCTGCTCCAGATAGACAAAAACCAGATTCAGTTACAGGACTTATTGATATTATCTGATCAAATATACTCCATAACTCTAATAATGGAGTATATAAAATTAAATACCGTAAATTAATTTCTTGTCCTATAACATGAATACATCTTTTACAGGTATCCTTTTGCTGGCACGATAAACATAATGAATATGTCCAATTAAAATCTATTGTGGCATCGCACCAGCTTGTGAGTTTTTTTCGCTCAACCCCAAATAGGCTGTAGAAATTTTATCCATCATTCCAGTCTGTAATCTACATGCTTCAAAAACAGCAATTTGATTATTCTCTATTATTTTTCCTTTAGAGTCTTTAACTGGTAATGGATTTCCTTCTAAATCAACAATATTATTCCAGTCTACAATTGATGTTCTTATAGTATGAAAATAAGCATTGATAAATCCAGAATCTTTCTCCTCCTCTGTTCCAGTATCTAAATTCTTTACCATCATTGTAGACTTATCTGACATTATTTCTCTCAACTTGGGATAATCAAAATCTTCTGCACTTCTAAATTGTAATGTTATTGAGAACTCATCACCTTCTTTTGATATGTGGTGTATTATAACTTTTCTTACTGGATTAACCTTTAAAGCCATAACTTCCTCCTATTGTTTATATTTTATTTGGTGAATAAACCATTGCCACTATAATAATAGTGGCAATGGTTTAATTTACTAGTTTAAATAATCCACTATCAACACCATTGATAATGTTAATATCTTAACATTTCATTATACATAGAATCGTCTCTGACTCTGAATATAATTGGACTCTCATGCATCTCAGTTACACGAGTAAGCCAATTAGTAAATTTATGTGAACCTCCATCATAACCAATTTCTAAATTCAATGGTTCAGCCGCTACATTATCATCATTAGCGCCTGCCTCTACTATTCTGCAATTTTTAATTAATATTTCTTGCATATTCCAACCACTATTAGCTACTAAATGAGTACACAATTCAGTCTGAGCATCACGAAAGGCTTGATATGTTTGTATTGAATGTCTAGAGATTGTTGCAGACATCTTTAACCCATATTTACCCTCAAGAACTGGCTCTGCAATTGTTAAACCAGATACAGTATCCTGAATTGATTGTAATGGTGGTTCAATATTTAATCCAAATTCAGTTAAAGCTATTTCCGTTAAACCTGTCATAATACCAGAAGGTACAGTAAAAGACTCACCTATCTTAAACATATATTCAAAATGAGCAGGTATCAAACTGGATTGATCTAATCCAGTTAATAATGTCCACGCAGAAGAAGAATAGTCACCACGAGCTTCACTATATGCTACATAATTACCTTCCCAAGAAGCTATACCAGCCGCGCTACATTTAAGGGAAAAGTTTTTACATATTGCATTCATATAACGTAAATCATAAGATTCCATCCGTTTTCCAAAAGTAGCCATTAAATTTCGTCTATCTGCTGGATCAGCAGTCAATAAAGCCTGTTCAGCAGTTGTATAAGCCCTTAAATGTCTACCCAATGAATCAAGTTCATATAAATGCTCATACATTAAACCAGAATGAGAGGTAAATGTGAATGTCCATTGAGGAGCACCTATAGTTTCAGTAATAACTCCTGTCTGTAGAGTAGGAGCAACAGTAGCAGCCTCAAATATATAAAGAGTTTCATTTCTGGTAACTTCTGATCTTAAAAAATAAAAAACATGTGCACCTACATCTGTACAAGCATCACCAATTATTGGTGTAGCTGTTGCCCATGGACTTGTACCTGCTCTAAAAACAACTACTTTTTTAACAAGATTCTCAAAACCAAACATCCAATAATGAAATCTATTCATACCCTTATATCTGGAGTAATAAGATAATGGGTTATCTACTTTTTTACCAGTCATTTTCGGAGTCATTTCAAATGATCTGGTAATAACAGAATCATCCCTTGTAGTTTCTACTGCTAATTTATGCCCAAAAGTGATCCATGGAAAGGCATCATCAGCACCCAAAGGTTGTACTGCATTAGTATCACCCCACCCATTATGAGCAATACCAAATTGCTTTAGTGTAATCTCACCTGTACCATCATCAATCATATCAATATATTCATTATTTAATGCATGTACTCTGGATGTACAAGCATAAAAAGTAGTGGCATCAATTACTATGGCATAATAATTAGTCAAAGCTACCAAAGGATCAGGCATTACAGTAGCAGCTGCAATTTGGAATGGATCACCTGTACTCATTCCATGAGCTGATGCTGCCGTAAAAATATCCGTTAATGGATTAATTGTTACAACTATAGTACTCTTAAGACCACTCTGGCCAGATTCCAACTGCATAGCTCCTGTTTGAAACATTTTAGGAGTAGGCATTTATAAACCTCCTTATTGACTTTGATAAGTATCATTTAATTCTATATTTGCTTCACCAAAAAATATTACACTAGTAATTTTTGGAAAAAGTTCATGTTCAAAAGTTATCTCTGGATATCCATCTAATTGAACAAATCCTTCACATGGTAAAATTCCTTGTGCTCTATCATTATGAAATGAAGCAACAATTGCTTTAATTTCCCTTCCCCATCGTAAAGCCGTAAACATATCCTCTGGGACTACATCCATATTTTTTCTACGGAAATGAGCCCCAACTGAAAATCTAAAACTCTGTGCATGTATTCCCTGATCAATATATCCGTCAAATTTTAATTTTTCAATTAGAAGTTCCATCCTAGGAAAACCAGAATCAGGTTTATTCATTAAATCTAATGTTTCCCCAATAACTATATTATCTTCTAATTTAACGACTGTTCCTTGACTCCATAATTTATCCATTAATCTACTTAAAAATTGCTCACAAGGTTCCATTTAAATCCTCCTATTCCATATTGCTTCATTTCTTTTTTTAATTTGTATTCTCATAGTAAAACTAGTTAAATTAACCACAGGTGAAAATATTGGTCTACCTCTATATTCCCAAATAAATCTCATAGTCAAGGTTCTAATACTTTCCTGTGGTTTTCCTCGATGTGTATCCCATAAATGGGAATCACTTGAGATACCTATTCTATATGTAGCTCTATAAGACTCTTTATCACCAGTACCTATTGATCTTATTTGTCCCATTAACCCTACAGATTTTTCTTTAACTAATCTATTACCAAAACCTATCCAACTCCTCAGTGGATTACTTGAACTAACTTTATTCATCAACATATAATGTAATTTATTTGTCCTACTAGTTAATCTTCCAGGAATTGAAGGTTGTTTTTTTCTAGCTATGTATGGATTTACATATCCAGTTGTATTTGGAATTAAATGTTCTGCCGCTGCTTTCCTAGTTAAAGTCATAGCTATTGCTAAACCTCGTTGTATAGCTTCTCTATGGTGTCTACTAATTTTATTAATAGACATTATAGTTGGTAAACCATGATTTCTAAGAGAGAATTGCATAATTAATCCACTAATTTTTAATATTAATGTTAATTTTATTTGAGGAAAATGAGTATGGCTCTATTACGAGCCATACCCATACCAAATAAATACTGGCAAACTAGGAGGATACCAGTACCTATCTATTTAGGTCGTCATATTATCCATCAGAACACCAAAAGTTTTATTAACTTTTTCTCCACGGTATTCACGACACCGAACAATAGTACTTCTAGTCTGTTCCTCTGAATAAGATTCTACAACATAATCAGGGGAATACTTTGACCAAACAGGTTGTCTGCCAAGTCCTTTAACTCTCCAAGAATTAATAGTAGGACAAGGAAGATACAACATACCATATTCATTTGACCAAAGATCTGAAAATTCTCCCTCTTCAATACCAATCTTAGTCGTATCATAAAAAGAAGTAGCTACATCTATTTTCTTAATACCAAGAAAATCTGCAAGTACCTGCTGCTTTTGTTCTATTGGCATAGTATCCAATGTAATAGTATATTTAATATCATTTCTGACCCTATCAGCACGCATTATATTTCTGAATACTACATCATTGATTAACAAATGACATGCACTTCTAGCAACTCCTGTTTTAGTTTTAAGATCAGCATAAGCTTGTGTTATATTAAGATAAGGATCAGCATTAGTAGCATCATCCCACTCTTGGGTTACTGTATAAGAGTCTGCTGCCGCCGCAAAAGTGGTAGCATTAAATACAGCAGCAGCTACTCTCGCTTCACGTGCTATTTTTAACTGAGATTGTGCTATCTGTGCTGCAACAAACTCTTCATTAAAAATCTCTGAGTGTTCAAGAGCCTCTGTCAAATCAACAGGTTCCTCATAACCATACTCATAGGTATTATAAGAATCTGAACTCCAAACCCACTCTCCACGTTCGAATGTACCTCGTCTACCACGTTTAAGATCAAGAGACTTCATTCCTGCTGATGTAGAAAGTACAGGAATATTAGCTGAGGTAGTTCTAACAGAGATGGGAGGTAAAACTATATCTCCCATGAATTTAATAGTTTCCATTGGAGATTCAACCAGCAAATCTTGCAAATCTTGGCGCAATGTTGAACCTTTGTACTTTGCCATAAATATTAACCTCCTTAAAAATTTATAATTAGTTTAAATAATCCACGATTAAATAAATACATTCTATGTGTTTATGTTTTATGCCCATTCAAGAATAATGGTTCCGGCAATGGGACACGCTGCATCACCACCAGCAGCCCAACCATCAGCCACATTAAAATATACAGTGTGTGCATCAGCAGCCAATATAATCAACGGCTGGTTAGTAATAGAGGCAACAGTAGCTGTACCATTACAATCAGCAGCAGTCTGACCAGTAATAAGATTTTCAAAAGCAGGAGTACCACTAAGAACATTTACAACACCAGAACCAATAGTGATACCAATACCTACATCGGGTGTATCCGCAGGAATATTTGCTCCAGCCGTATCTAATGCCATACTCATATAGGCAGCACGTACAGTTCTAATTCCAACTGGAAGAGTATAAACAAGTTTACCCACAGCTAAATTTGCACCACCAGCAATAGCAGGTAAAACCGAACTAACTGTAAGAACAGTTCTATGATATCCAACCGAAATACTTTCATCTGCAGTTACACCAGCACCTGGAGCCCCTACATCTGATAAAGGAATAATTGAATTTACATAACCAGTACAATATGAACCAGTTACAGCGGCTTCTTTGGCCACACAAGCAACTTTACCAGCAGCATGTACAACACCAACACCATTAGCCCCAACATCAACATAATTACCAGCAGCTATAGTACCACCAGATTCAAAATAAAAAGATTTACTTAAATCTTGAAGCAAGTGTACAGCTACGCAACCATTATCTGCATCACCAGTTGTGATTGCATCTGGCAACTCACCGGCAGTTGTATAAGCAACTTTTCCAGTAGAGGGAGTTATTGTTACGAAACGATAATCTACTAAAGCAGTATCACACAAAAACTTAAGATTCTCATTCTGTCTCATTATTACCTCCTTGATAATAATAAACTAGTTAAAGTAATCCACTAATATTTATTTATTTTTCATCAGTTTCATCAGTTTCATCAATATCTTCGGGTTCCTCTGGTTCATCAGGTTCATCTGGCATTTCAGAATACATTTTATTAAATAGACTTTTAAATTCTACTTGTGCTTTCTTAACTGCCTCTAACATTGAAATTTTATCTCTTTTCTGAATGAAAACCATAGCCTCGTGGAAAGTAGTAATCTCATCAGATGTTCCATTAGAAACAGGAGGAGTACCAACAGCTTCTGAAGCTGTATCTTTAAAAGAATCTCTAACATCTTTATGAATTTTAAGGTGTTCATCAACCATATTCTTAATTACCACATTAAATGGTTTATTAAGATATGGTTCAACTTCAAGTCCTAATTTACTAGCATAACTTGTGATATTTTTATTGTTTTCAAATTCTGCCAATTTTTTATTAGCTTCTAATAATGCTGTTTGTAACTCAACAAGTTTCGCATTATCTACATCATTTTTTTCAGGTATTAAAGATGCTTTTATATCAGTAGTCAAAGCACCCATAAGTTCCTTATCCTTTTTAATATCCTCTACTGTTAGTTTTTTGTTAGAAAATATCATTAAGAACCTCCTTATATTTGTAATATATATTCTACATCTGCTAGTTCATCATACATCCATGTGGGAGCTACATTAGAAGTATAATAACTAGCTTTTGTATCTTTTATTGTTTGAATATCAATATTTCTATATTTACTAATAGCATTAACAAAATCATTATTATTTTGATCTACTTTAAGTTGAAAATAAGCCCTTTCTGATTCAGTTATAGGTATATCTGGATTGCCAAAAGTTTTATTATCTCCAGCTTGTATATAATAAACATCAAAATCCCTACTTACTGCCTTTTCTTTAATTAAAGCTATATATGAACCAATAGAACCAATTTCTGAACTAGGTGATACAACTATTTTTAATGCAGCGGATCCTATCCAATAAGCGGCAGAACACATATCAACATCCGTAAATGATATAATCTCTTTAATATTTCTATTCTGATATATTGTTTCTGCGAACTCTAATATTCCAGTAGAAACACCACCAGGACTATCAATATATAACACAATTTTATCCACTGACTTATCATTTAATAAGGATAAAAATTGTGTTTTAAGTTCCAATGTACTTACAAATCCACAAAAAGTATCTAACCAACTAGCCTTAGGAATTAAAACACCTTCTATATTAAGAATACCAATATTATTATGTCTTTGAATAAAATTAATTTTATGTTCCTTAGGTTCTAATTGAACTAGATTAAGTAATTCACTATCATTAAACCTATTCAATAACACATTGGAAATTAATTGTAACCTTTGAGGTCTAATTAACCATACTGAATCATTAAAGTAATTTAAAATATAGGATTTTTTACCAGTTTCCATCTTCTTTTCTCCTTTCTTTAGCTTCCTCTTCATCTACATTATTACTATCATTATTATCATTGGTATTATTAAATATTATATTTTCCTTTTCTTGCCATTTTTTTTGTCGAATTAATTCTCTTGCTTTTCTATCCACATCTAAATCAATTTCTGTATCTAACTCTTTTTGGAGTGCTTCAAAATTTCCACCTTCTTCATCTACAATTTGCTTTTTAGATACAGTCCCTGTTATTAGATTTATCTTTTTTGAACGAGCTGATTTTTCTTCATCAAGAGATTTATACTTTGGAAAAACTATTTGTAATAAAATATTACTTAAATTTCCTTTAATTAATTTCTTAGATAAACCCTCTCTAAGAAAAGTTAAAATTATCCATTTTAATACAGATGTCAAATCTCTTCTCCAACGTGAAAAATTTCTATCTGTTTCAAGTGATCCACCACGCCAAGAGGAATAATTAACTATAGATAAATCCATACAAAGTTTCTCATAAGGTATCCTCCAAGCAGAAGAGATAAACCTTAATAATCTCAAAATGAATGGATCAAAATTATCTGAAGGTTTATTAGGTGATGCAAAACTAATTTTCTCTCCCATCCTTAAATAAGAAACAAGTCCAGGTTGTAATTTAGTTAATTTTTTTCCTTTAACTGTAACAGAAGTAGTCTCGCCACTCTCTGTCATACTTTTCTTTGCTGCTTCTGGATTATTAGTCTCAACAAATGCAGAAAAACAGGCTGCTACCCTTGCACCGATTAGTACGGCTTCTAGGTATTGATGGAAATATTCTATAATCTGCATGGTACCAGTCATAACAGGATACTGTCTGGATTGGTTTACTCTAATAAATGTTGGTGCTTTAAATAGATAACAGACTCTCCTAGTTATTTTCCCATCTGATTTATATACTGGTAAAAATGTAAAATCTGTATCACTTAAATTATATGCACCCAATGTTTTAGTAGGGTTATTTTTAATTACATGATAACCTTTGAGTCTACCTGAAGACCAATATTCAACACCTTCCCTAACTAAATTATTATTTCTTTCTTCAGGAGGTGTTTTTATACGACTAGCATCAATAAGTTCAACATAAGTTTGAATAGAATTTTCATCTCTATTATTATCCATTGGTAAATTTATTAAAATATCACCATCAGTAAAAGCCGACGATATAATTTGTTCAGTTATTTGAGCCAATGATAATTCCCTATTAATATCTATTCCCACTAGAGTTTTTTCTAACAAAGCAATAATAGAATCTTTAAATTTATCATCAACTATAGTTGTTATATCATCAGTAATATCCAAAATACCAATTTTTAATTCTCCCCCTACAATAGAATCAATATAAATTAATAAACCAGCTACAGCTAAAAAATTATTTTTAACCAGATTTTTACTAATTTTTCTTAACTTAATTAATGAATAATCTTCAGTCAATTCAAAATCTGGAATTGATTCTTGTATACTTAAATCTATATTTGAAAAATAAGGACTATCATTAAGAATATTAAATCCACTCATTAAACACCCCCTACAGATATAAGTACACTTCCAGCAGAATTATTATTATCTTCCATATCTGCCATATACTCTAACCATTGAATATAATCTTGTATATTATTTAATCTAGTATATACAATTCTCATGTTGCGACTATTTTCACTGGACATAATCCAAAAAGAATCTATATCCCTAGCAGCAACAGCTATTTTAAATCTTTCTAATTCTGTCCTATAAAAACCCATATTTTACTCCTTACCATTTAAAGGAACCTATATCATAATTATTTTCATTATCTTCCTCACTATGTATTACCTTTTCATGATCTTCTTGTATTTTTATTTCCTCAAATCGTTTAAGAGGATTATATATAAAATTAGGTTGATTTAATTCATACCTAAATTTACCAATATCTGTAGGAATATCTAAACAAATAACAGAATGTATATCAGCCATTCTATAATCAACTTGTCCCTTTTTTACCCATATAACTCTATCTTCACCAGTAATATTATTTTGTTTTTTAATCTTTCTATAATTAACAAACTGATTAAGATAGTCTTCTGGAATATTTTTGGGTAACTCCCAATATGGTTGTTCCGATTTATCTTCTGTTTCATCCAAATATTCAACTGTTCTAACTAAATATAATCTATATTCTGAACTATAAGTTATAGTAATCTTTTGAGATTCATGAGCCCCTTTAATCCAAATAAACCTCTCAAAATCAACTGTAGCTTTATATATTTCCTTTGTTCTATGGCCTCCGGTATCTATTGCAGTTAATCCAATCTTCCACTTAACATTTAACTCGGTAAGATATATTTTATTTATAACTTCACGTTTAAGTATTTTTTTAATTTCTTCTGAATCTGCTATTTTAATTTTACATTCAATAAAAAAAGCATCCACTAACCTAGTTAATTTATCATTTCCCCATGCGCGTACAACTACAAAAAATCCATCATCTTGAGTATCTATACCACAAGTTAATAATAAACACCAATTAGGTATTGTACCTATCCTATCCTGTACACATTTTTGATGTAAATTATCTACTGATGTTTTACTAATATCATCTTCCCAAAATTTAGCTAACCAACATTGCCAGAAATTTTTATAATCATGAAGTCTATCTTTAGTGCTTATATACTCTTTATGAATTGCTTTAAAAGTTCTAAATGGAGAAACCAAACTATCATACCAAAAAAATACACGTTCTGGTAAAATGAGAGGTAGTTCAAGTGATCCACGAGGCGCATAGAATCCTAGAGAATTCATTTTTCTTTTCTGATCATTATCTTGATAATAATTACCGCAATCACTACAAACACATCTAACAACACTATCAATAACTTTTATATTTCTAAAAAAATCTAAAATTTCCACTTTACCACAATTACAACATTTACTGTGCCAACATAAAACTAGAGTACCAGGAACTTTTAACTGTTGATGCAATAAATCACCCTCTACAGATGGAGTACTAACCATATATAACTGTGCTAATCCAAGATCATAATATGTAGTTAATCTATCTTGCGTAAGTTTTATGGCATTTGATTCTTTACCTATAGTTAATTTCATTAATCTCACTTCATCTAATATAGCTCGTTTTCCTGGAGTTGAACTTATTGAAGCAAGACTACCAGCCCATGCTGGATATATAGTCATATTGTCTAATACTATTCCCGCTTTAGAAACATTCCGTATTGATCTTACATGCTTTTTCAATTCTGGAGTATGTAAAATCATATCTATGACTTTTTCTTTCATACCCCGTTTAGATAATTTCTCATCTGGATTCACATAAAATAAAGTACCTGGATCTTGTTCAATTGAGTCTGCAACAACAATTTGTAACCATACAGTTTTTCCAGATTGAGTGGGTGCTATAATACCCATTACTTTAACATGATTTTTTCCAATTAATGAAGTAGGCATTCTTAAATATGGAGTCAGATCAAAATCAATTTTTTCTTGAAAATTAGAACGGAGAGGTAATCTTATCATATTTGCTACTTCCAATGCTGATAATCTTTGTGGCAAATATAAGATATTTAATTCCTCTTTACTAATTTTCAATTTCATTATTTTCTCCTAGTTCCGTATCTCCATAATTAATATCATACTTATTATCAATTTCATTGACAATATCATTATTATTATTATCATTAATTTTTCTACTTTCTACGACCTCTGCAAATAATGGGTCTTCCATTTTAATCTCATTTAATCTAGTCTGTAATAATTTACTAGAACCATCTTCGCCCCAAGTTATAACCTGAGAATCTTTTTCCAATTCTAAGATTAACTTATTCCACTCATTGGTTATAATTGTCTCTACATCTCGTTGATTAATTATATTCAATAGCTTTGGAGCTATTAATTTTATACTATTTTTAAATAAATTAATTACAGTGCTTAAAATCCGTTTAACCCTATCTGATGCTTCTTCTTTAGGAATAAGAATACCAAGTTTAGCTTGATTTAATATACGTTTAGATAAGATCATTTCTGTTTTTAATTCATACTCCAATTTGGCTCCAGGCATATCTTGACTTATATTTGAACCAAAGGCTTCAGTTAATTTTTTACGTTCTGAATTTAATGCAAAAATCATTCCAAAAACTGGAATTCCCTTATCAGTTCTTCTAGCTTCTGGGTATTTAACTCCCATCTGTTCTATCTCATATTGAGACATATGCCCAATTTGACGGAATAATAAATGGGGTAAATAAAATTCTTGAACATTAATATTAGACATAAAAATCCTATTCTGAAGTTAATAAAACATCAATTGATTTATCTCTTATATCACCAGATATTGCAAAAATAAATCTATTTGTAATCCTATAAATAGAACCTTCTATACCAGTACTATTCTTAATTTTAATATAAGCATGAGTTGTCGTATTTGATTTACTTAGTTCAAGTAATTCACTAGGGACAATCCAGGTTGAACTTGATATTGTATCACCATTTAAAAATTGGGTATGGTTAAAACCAAAAGTTTTTTCTTCATCCATATCCATTTTTCTTGTAGGTATTCTCCACATAGATTCTCCTATTAAAGTTTAATTAGGGATAGGATCATATAAAATATATTTATATATGATCCTATCTATCAGTCACACACCCAAATGAAAGGAGTACCACCAATCCAAAAATTAATAAATTAATCAGCATTATTATCAATATCACCAATAGGAGCACTAGGAGTAATACCAACAGATATGGCTAAACTAGTTCCTAAGACACCACTAAAAAGTAAATTTCCAGCTCCAGATGCCGCCGTACCAATACCGAAATGTGTTGCAGTATTTGTACCACCAGTGCAAGCTGGCCAATCTATAGCAGCAGTATTGGCTGCATTATTTCCAGATACAGTCCAACCACCAGCTGATCTAGCTACAGCTACCCTAGCATAACTAGTATAATTACATTCATTTGTAGTTTGATCTCCTGTTTCTCCAGGGTCTGCAGTATGTAATGATATATATAAACTACCAGCAGTAGCAGAAGGTTGTAATCCGCCAGCATCTCCAATATTTGCCCAAGCAGCATTATTGAAAATTAAATTCCATAGTGCTGTTTCAGCAGCATTAGTCATAGACATAATTTATCTCCTTTTAAAAATTTACTGTAATTAATTTATCATCATAGGGAACTATTATTATATTATCATCTTTAGGAACTGTTATTATATTATCATCATATGGTACTATTATCAAATCTACTCCAACACCAATAGCACTTGAATTTATTATATTACCAATATTGGTAAAAATAACAGTATTTATAGCATATACTCTAACTACACCAGTACCAATAATACTACCATTATTGGTAATAGTGATATTATTAGTTCCATAAATTCTCCCAACTGCTTCAAGTAATCCACTATTAATAATAATAACATTATTACTACCATAAATTCTACCAGTACCTTTTATAGAACCACTATTACTAATAGTAATACTATTAGTTCCAGAAATTTTACCAATACCTTTTATAGAGCCATTATTAGTAATAATAATATTATTATTACCAAATATTCTACCAGTACCCTTTATGGAACCACTATTAGTAAAAGTAACATTATTGGTTCCATATATTCTATTTCCTCCAAGACCAATAATATTTCCACTATTGGTAATAACAACATTATTTGTACCATATACTCTACCAACTGCTTCAAGTAATCCACTATTAGTAATAACAATATTATTAATTCCATAAAATCTACCGGTACCTTTTATAGAACCATTACTACTAATAGTAATACTATTAGTTCCATAGACTCTACCAATACCTTTTATAGAGCCATTATTACTAATAGTGATATTATTGGTTCCATAGATTCTACCAGTACCCTTTATGGAACCACTATTAGTAAGAGTAACATTATTGATTCCATATATTCTACCAGTACCCTTAATATTACCACTATTACTAATAGTGATACTATTAGTTCCATAAATTCTACCAGTACCCTTAATATTACCACTATTACTAATAGTGATATTATTAGTTCCATATACACGCGAAGAAGAAACAGGTTCGTCTTGGCGTGCACCCTTATTCATTCCCCCAGGTTGTCTTGCACCCTTTGAGATCATTGCGTTGGTGCATCCTTTCCAGTATTAAGACAAGGAGATCCATTTTGTAAAGTAAAGTCATAATTAGATGGATTAGTAAATAATGGGTTTCCCGAAGTTATATAATTATCTATTGACCAAATATTAATTTCAGACCAAGTATCAAACATATCATTATTTCTTGTGTTATCGCCATGATTGGCCATAAGAAAATTTGATTCGCGCAATCCGGTAGCCTTAAATCCATCAGTTTTTGTTGAATCAAGAATATTATTTATAACTATATTATGAAAAGTACTTGTTCCATCAATAGAGGTTGTATTATCATAAAATGTATTATTAATTATACGAGTTCCAGCACTAGCAACAAGTTCTATTGCTATTCTACACGAATCAAAAATTGAGTTGAAAATTAATCCTCCACCAGTAGAAATATAAATAGCTATCCCTCCAGTTGCATTTTTCATATTTTTAAAAATACAATTAATAACACCCCACCCTGAAGCACTTGAATATGGATTAATTCCAGAACAATTTGTTGATATAAAATAAGAGTTTATACATTGACCACCACCAACTAACCTTATTGAATATCTACCAGCGGAAGAACCATAGTCTTGATCAAATTTACATTGTTCAACCAAACAGTTTGTACCAAAAATAATAACATTAGTTGCATCACCCTGAAAATTACAATTAAAAATTCTTGTATAATCTCCTAGTGTCCACGAATATGAGCCACAATCAAAAAACGGATTATTGGTAGTATCTTTTGACCAGTCTGTAAATACTATAGCTTCTGAATCGTGAGTAACAGTGTCCTTAACACCTATAATAAAAATTGGTAATGATGCTCCTCCATCTCTTGCTGAAAAATCAATACTTGCAGTCAGTGTTAATGTACCTGAATCTTTTACATAAAATACATCTCCAGAATCAACAAGGTTATTAAGATAATAACCAAAAGTGTCCGGGCTGAAAGCATTTATCCATGTTGTTCCACCATTCCTATCACCAGTACCGGTTGCTTTAACATGACGTATTTTAGCAAAAGTAGATAAAATAATTATAAAAAGAAAAAATAAAAAAATTAATTTTTTCATAATTCACCTGCTCTTTTTAACGCTGAAATAAGTAGTGGTTTATCATTTATAATAACATCAAGTTTTCGCATCATAATTAAATCAGGGTCATAGGTAATTGTAATTGGTTCAGATAATGGTCGTATTGAAATATCTCTGGGATTTATGGATATTCCTACTCTTTTGAATGTTATTGTATCTAGTGGAATAATAGGATTTTTATTTTTATCAACAATCCAATATTCCTGATCATTCATTACTTTAAAATGTTTATTAGTCCCACCAATTACAATTGCTCCAATCGGAATAATACAATTATCAAGATTACAATTAATAAATTTAACACCCTTAATAGAATCAGGAAATACCTTTGAATAGGGTATATCCTGATAAAATGAACTTCCAATTATTTCGGAACTATCAAATTCTTTAACGGGTACATTAACAAATGATTGCCTCTTGAATGAGACAAACGAATATTTGTTATTTTTACCATCTATAATTATTAGATTACCTTTATCAAAACCATAATATAATCCACCAGCTAATATTACCATTGTTGCTAATCCTGTTACTATTTGTGCAACCTTATTCATTTCTTATCCTCCTGAGAACGACCTATTAGATAAGTACCTGAAAAAACAGTTTGAATAATACCAACAAAACTCGATAATTCAATCAATGTATATTTACCAAGTAATGCTAATTTGAAACAAAGTACCATATTAAAAATTGAACCGCCTATAAAGATAAGACGTTTAGAACTTCCAACTCCTGGTTCCTCATTAAAAAAACTAAATAAGTATCTAAATAATTTGGTAAACATAATACACTCCTTTGATTTATAACTAATACAAGTAATCCACGACTTAAATCTGCCACAAAAATACCAATATTCAAAAATTTTCACGCACAATCCGCCAACAACCCCTG